TTTCTGCTTTTTACAAAGGCGATCATGGTTACACACTCCGATAGTAGTAATAGACCCGGACGGTTGCCGTACCCTCCACCGCCTCATCTGCTGAAAGGTACAAGGTGCAGTCCTCATCAATGGGAATCCGGGGAAAGGGTTCATAAGCAAGATCCAGATAGGCAACGGCATCTGTAACCTTGCCGTTGGAATCCGTTACGGTCACATAGCTGTTGCCGTACTTGGTGGAGATCTCAAGGGTGTCGCCACTGTTTGTGGTGAGGTTCAAAGCACAGGTGCCGTAGACTTTCCCGGAGTCTGTTCCCTTGAGGATCAGCTTGGGGTTGATGATGCCACCCACATAGGTGAACACGAAAGCCGCCGGAATATGACCTTCCGCACTGACATCTGCCGCCATGCTGCCTGCGTTGGAGGAACTGTAGATCAGAGCGGAGTTATACTGGAAGGGATACCGAAGCACACTGCCTTCCTCGGAAGACATGGTCATCCGGGAGGGTGTTGCTGTATACCAGGGAGTCGTGCAGGCCATGGAGGCAGGAACGGACAGCCAGCGTGTGTCCGTTAGTTCCGTCTTGGTCAGATAGTTCAGCTTGATGCCCCGGAAGAACTCTTTGGTTCCGTAGGGCTTATACACCAGAAACAGTTCCTCCGAGGCGGTACACCAGTCCACAAACTCCCGGTAATCTTCATAGGCATTGGCACCGATGAACACCAGATCGCAGGCCACCGTGGTCTGAGGTTCGGACTCACCGCTGACTGCCCGGAAAAAACCCTTATGCAGATCTGCGAAGGAGGGCGACAGAGAAAGGCCCAGTCCTGTGGGGTTGGAAAGAAAAATGCCAGACTCGCCATTTAAGGCACGTCTGACACCCAGATTGTTTTCCATATAGAACTTTCTCAAATCGCCGCCCCCAGTCTTGCATTGAATTTCACGAACAGATAGTCGATGGTCGCCTCATCCAGAGTCTGAGGATAGATGTTGATCACGGTCTGTGCCGCTGTGGTACCGGGAATGCCGTTGGTACCGATGTTGCCGTTCACATCAATCTGAGAAGGCAGGCTTGTAGACAGATCCGCAGCCAGACCATGCATAACATCATTGATGTCGCCAGCCATAGCTTCGGCGGCCTTCACCGCATCATCACCATTGTCCTCAATGGAGCCAGACAGGCCCTTCACCAGCATTTCGCCCACCCACTGCATTTCACGGGAAGGAGATCTGATGCCGAAGAAATTGCAGATGCCGTCCCAGATGGAACTGATCCAGGCAGACACCTTGTTCCATAACCACCCCGCCAGGGACTGGATTCCAGACCAGAGGCCACGCACCAGATTGGCACCCACATTTTGAAGCTGAGATACACCCTCTCCAAATGCCGAGACCAGACCGGAAAGAATCACCGGCACAGCCTTGAGAATTTCTACCAGAATGGACGGCAAATTACCGATCAGAGAAACCAGCAATTTTACACCTGCGGCCACGATTTCGCCGCTGCTGCCGACTATGGTAGAACTTAAACTTCCCACGATCATAGGAACGGCAGTGAGGATGGTGGAAATGATGAGTGGCAGATTCTGGATCAAAGAAATCAGCAAACTGACTCCCGCTTCCACCAATTGTGGAATGGAGCCCAAAATGGCAGAGACCAGGTTTTCTATGATCAACGGGACTGCTGTGAGAATGGTGCCTATGATTACATCCAGATGGGAAATCAAAGAAGTGAGCAATTGGACACCCGTCTGGATGATCAGAGGGATACAACTGAGAATCGAGGTCACCAGGGAATCCATGATGACCGGGGTGGATTCCAGCAAAACAGGAATGGCAGTGAGCAGACCCTCTGCCAGACTTTGGATCAGCTGGAGCGCCGCCGCGATCAATAAATCGAGACTGCCCAGCAGCCCTTCTACCACGGTGACCACGGCCAGTACCGCAGAGGGCAGCAAATCCGGCAAGGCCGCGTTCAGACCCTCAATCAGGCCCAAAACCAACATTCCCGCCGACTCCACCAAGAGTGGCAAACTGCCGACGATAGAATCTGCCACCGTTAAAACTGCCTGTACCGCAACGGGAATCAGACCCGGCAGCATTCCGAGGAGCGCAGAGAGAACCTGAGAAAAAAGGCTGCCTGCGGTTTCCAGTAAAACCGGAAGCAAACTGCTTACGGCAGAAAGAATGCCCTCCATGGCGATGGGCAATGCGGCGATCACATTTTCTATGATCGGCACCACATTGGTCACCACAGCCTGGAAGGCATCCACTACATTTTGGGTCAGATTCACCATATCCGCATTGGCATTGCCGAGGCCTGCGGTAAAGGAACCGACAGCCGCCTGGAGCAAGCCAATGGAGCCGGTGATGCTCTCGGTAGCTTCCCGTTCAAAGTTGCCAGCGTACTGCTGGGTGTTTTCCAGGAACATCATCATGGCCATTTCGGCCTTCTCTGCCTGGGACGCTTTATCCCAGCAGAAGTCAAAACCCTTACCCAGGGCATAGGCTTCAATGTTGGTGGCATTCATGGCAACGCCAAGGTTGTCCATCATGGTGAAGTTACCTTTGGCGGCACCGGCAACGGACTCCATGGCCATGGACATATCAATGCCCATAACAGATGCCATGTCCGCAGTTCTCTGCATGGCCTGGGTAGTCAGATCCAGGCTTTTCTGCTGAGACAGACCGGCACCCTGGAACAGGGCGCCCATCTTATTGGCTGTGGCCAAATATTCACTCTGGGACAGGCCCAGGTTACGATAGGCATCTTCGCCTGTTTTCTGGATTTCTGCCGCATATTCTCCGAATACAGCCACCGAGCCACCCAGATTCTGCTCCAGCTCACCAAACTGCTGGACAACTTCCGTACCCAGTTTGATGGCAGCGGCACCGGCGGCAACAACCACCGTGCCCATGGCTGTACCGACTGTTTTCAGAACCTTTCCCAGGTTCTCGAACTTGCTACCGGACTTTTCCGCAGCGTCCGCAGATTCCTCCAATTCTTCGCCCAGATCATCTGCTTCCTCCGCAGTCTGAGCCATTTCCCTCTCCATATCATTCAGTGCGGCTTCGGCATTGTTCAGCTGGATCTGCCACTGCTGGGTGCGCTTATCGTTCTCACCGAAGGACTCCGTGGCATTCTGCAATGCTTTACGGAGCATTTCGATTTTTTCCTTCTGCTGATCGATCTCCTTGGAAAGCACCTTATGCTTTGCCGCCAGAGCCTCGGCAGAGGTATCATTTTTATCAAACTGGGAGGAAACCAGCTTCATTTCCGATCCCAGCACTTTGAAGGACTGGTTGATCTCGGTGAGGGCCTTCTTAAATTCCTTTTCACCCTCCAGACCGATTTTTAAGCCGAAAGAATCAGACATTTTTCCTCCCTTCTAAAGCATTTGGTATCATGAGGTTTTATTTCGCATATAATATATTGAGCAGCAAAAACATCAGTAAATTTATCAGCAAAACTATTGATCTTTTTGCCGTGCTATGATATACTGAATATGCGGAGGTGAACATTATGGTTAATATTGCAAGTGCGATTAGAAATACTGTTTCTATATCCCTTTTTAACAGAGGCTTAGCAGGAAAAATTTTTGAAGAAGTAAAGCAGACCGGAGCAAAAGTTGTCATGAAAAACAACATCGCTGAATGTGTTCTGCTTGCTCCCGATGAGTACCTTCGTTTGATGGACGAGGTTAACGATGCAAGACTTCTTACCATGGCTACCGAGCGTATGGCTCACTACAATCCTGCATCTGTCATTTCCGGTGATGCACTTTATGCAGAATTGGGTATCTCTCAGGCAGATCTGGATGAAATTGGTGAGGTAGACATCGAATGAAATGGAAGCTTGTTTATCTACCAGAAGCAGCAAAAGACTTAAAAAACCTTGCCGGAAACCAACGGTTAATGGTTGTTAAAGCCATCAATAAGGTTCTTGAAAACCCTCTTCCTGCACAGGAAGGCGGGTATGGAAAACCTCTGGGAAATAAAAGAGGAAATGACTTATCCGGTTTCTTAAAAATCAAGCTCAGGAGTGCCGGTATTCGGGTGATCTACAAACTAATCCAGACCGAAACGGAAATGCTTGTTGTGGTAATTGGAGCCAGAGAAGATGAAGAGGTCTACGAAACTGCGCAGCATCGTGCAAGCAAACACAATTTATAATCGCGCATCCCATCCAGCTAATCATGCTGGATGGGATTTTTATATACCTGGCGGGATGATCTCATCGATAAAGACCTCCCGTCTGGGTTTTGCAATACCGTTATACTGCTTGTGGCACTCCCAGAGATCCAGGAGTAAGCCAAAAGGCATCAGCCAGACTTCCTCCCAGGAAAGATGCAGCAGGCCGATGCCGTAATAAAGCAGTCGGGTAAATAACTCTTCGTCACTTACCCGACTGCCGCGTTTTTTGTGTCTGCCTCGCTTTCGATATGCCGTTTGGTACCTTTCAGCAGACATTCGGTGATGGCACTCTTGAAATCACCCAGTTCCACAGGGGTGGTCAGCAGTTCCACCATTTCCTCCGTCAGCAGGGTGCGACGGGAATCGGGATTCCGGAGATTGTGGATCAGCAGACTCTGGTTGGCCAGCAGGGTGATGAGCCAGACGATTTCGGAGATGGCCAATTCGAAGTTTTCGGACTTCATCAGCTTATCGCCCAGATTCTCCAGACCACCGTAGCGACCGGCGATGTCCTTGGTGGCCTTGGTGGTGAGAATCAGGGCATATTCTTCACCGCCGATGGTGATCACGGCACTGCGTTCCATATCCATAGGTCAGATCCTCCTTATTCGTCAGTGGGTGCTACGGCACCATAGGTGGGTTCGTACACTTCGTTATACCAGTTGGTAATAACGGTAGCGGTGACGTTGGCATCACCTTCGGTCACTTCTGCCTTCCAGGGATGCTTGCCGTTATCGTCCGGCTTGTTCCGGCGCAGAATGGTACCCTCAATGGTGGGTGTAGAGAAGGTGATGCTGTCGCCCTTGGTGGCAAGCACCGTACCGGGGATGCCGAACTTCACCTTATACAGCCAGAAATACTTATACTTGCCGTTGGCCTTCTTTGCCCGGAAGCCGATGGCCACGGGAGTGCCGCCGTCCTCACTGCAATAGACCACAACACCGTTGCTGTCGATGACGGAGCCGCTGAGAACAGATGCAACCGTCGCACCCAGGTCATCCACGCCCAGGGACAGCTTGCCGTTTTTGAATTCCTTGACCACCTCCGCAGCACCGTCATCCGCGTACAGGGTGGCCTCCGCCAGTTCCACGGACAGATCCGCGCTCATGGCCTTTGCCAGCTGCACGGGGGTGCCATAGGTTTCGTTGCCTTCGGCATCTTCCGTGATGGGTGCGTAATACAGTTTATCCAGACCGATTGTTGCCATAGGTCATTCCTCCAATTCATAGTAATGAGCTACATCCACAGCATAGTGGTGGTAGCCGGTTTCGGTTTCGTAGCCGATGTATCTGCGTTCTGTGATCGTATAGCCCTGCGAGAGCAGTGCTGCTATGATCCGGTTTTTATCCTTCACATAATTGCCTTTAGAGTACAGAGAAAGGCGCACCTCTTGAATATCGTACCCGGGAGCGTTATCCGCATGAAAATCAAAAGAATCCGTCAGCGGCACGACCACCAGATAGGTATCCGGAGCCTTGCCCTTAAAAACACCTGCAAAATAAGGGATTCTCAGATCGGTTAGCACCTGATCCATATCCTCCAGAATGCTCACAGCTTCTGCACCTCCTCTTCAAAGGTTCGCTGCATGGCGCTGATGCACTCTTTCCGGGATGCAGTCTTTGCCGGTTTCAGGAAAGGCTTTGCCTGCTGTCCATGCTTTCCGTATTCCAGAATGTTGGCGATTTTGGCATTGCTGCCGCCGTCCTTACGAGGCTCGGCAAAACCGACTTTGATGTCATGGTTGCCCTGGGCATTGACTTTCACCGGAGACAGACCCAGAGAACCCACCAGTTCGCCGGTGGATCTGGATTCGTATCTCGTATCCGCGCCCACCACAGCGGAGAGGTTTCCCTGCACTTTTTGCAGGACAACTTCGCCGCCGGCTTCCAGGACAGTTTCGGCAATGGAATCGAAATCCTTACCCAGCCGGGAGATCTGCATCAGAAAGTCCTCCGGCATTTTCACATCACATTTAGCCAACGGTGGACACCACCTTTTTTGCCAGGACTTCCACATACATACCCCTTCCCTTCACATCCTCTACGGAGGTGATCTCAAAACGGTCACCGTCACTGATAAGAAACATATCGGTTGTGACCGTGATGCCGGGTATGGTTCGGAACCGGAACAGATCTGTAGCAGTAGAAAACGTAGCCAAGTTCGCCCACCGCTGGGACCCGTGCCGCCCCTCCCGGTAAACCCGGACAGAGGCAACCACGGTATCTTCATAGGTGGCGAAGCCTTCGCTGTCTTTCGCAGCGGTGACGGAAATAATATCAGCGAAACCATTCATTTTTCCAAAACTCATGGTCACACCTTCCATTCTCTGTCAAGTCGCAGGAGTAGGTTAACGGTTGTCCAGACCTGTTGGGAGGCCTGGACATTATCCGCAAAAAAGCCGCCTGTGCTGCCATCTCTCGACTCATAAAAGTGGGAGGCAAGCATGATGACGGCCTGTTCCGTAGTGGGCGGCATAACACCGTCACTGTAGGAACCGGCTGGAATGTGCTGATAGCTTTCGGCATAGGAAACGGCGGCAGTGATGAAGCTCTGCAAAAGCGCATCATCTGCTGTATGCTCCAGAATCAGATTCCGTTTTACCTTTGTCAGAAGTTCCTCCATCACTGCCACCTCCCATCTTAGGCAGACTTCATCTGCAGGACCTTAACGGCCTCGGGCAGGATCAGCTTGCCATCGGTACGCTTGGTAGCCAGGAAGCCGACCTGACCGGTGTCGGCATAACGCTCATTCAGCCGACGGAAGGTGATGCCCTGACGGTCACCGATCCAGTAGTAGGAGAAATCACCGAAAGCCACAGGCTTGGCACCTGCCTCTGCCAGAGGAGCAAAGGGAGAATGGAAGATGGGCTTACCCAGCAGGGTCTCATGCTCACCTTCATGCAGTGCCTTCTGCCACAGGTACTGACCGGTCTGATCCTTCAGCTTGCGGATGATTCGCATGGTAGCATCATTCACCAGCCACACCGCGTTGGTGCGGTAAGGTGCATCCAGAGAGTAGAACAGATCGATCAGCTCGTCCGCAGTGATGGTGGTAGCGGAAGCAGCGGTAACACCGACCTCTGCATCATTCAGCAGACCGGTGGGCTTGCCTGCGCCGTCGCCAGTCAGGAAAGCAGCTTCCTCCTTGTTACCGATCCGGCGGGCAAATTCCTCCACGAAATACTGCTCCAGATCAAAGGCAGAGTCGTTCAGCAGTTCCTCGGAGACCTTGATCAGAGTGCCGACCTTATGGGCACCGATGTACTGCTGACCAAAGACATCATCATCCTCGGGGATGGGGCCTTCCTCCTCAATCCAGGAGGCAGTACCTCGGGTGGCTACCACGGGGATCTTGTGCTGACCGGATTCCGTGCGGAACACATGAGCCAGGTCACGGACAATGTTACGGGCAGTCAGACCCTTCACCAGTTCATTGGCAAAGGTATCAGGACACAGGTAGCCGCCCTCGGAGTCCACACCCACCTGCAGAGCATTGCGAACCTCATAGGATACACCATTTCGGTTACGTACCTGGTTCCAGAAAGCATCCTTGTAAGCATCGGCAGCACGACCAGTCTTTTCGGAAGCCGTGGGAGCGGTTTCGGGCTTGTTGGTCAGAGGCTTGCTTGTGGGAGCGTTCAGTTCCTTGTCCAGAGCCTCCTGACGTTCCAGACGGGCAATTTCCTTGCCCAGGTCGGCTACGTCCTTCTCCATCTGGGTATAGGTGGCATCATCCTCCACGGACAGCTTGCCGTCACTGTTGCGATGGGAATCCAGGAATGCCTTGGCGGCTTCCCATGCCTTGGCGCGCTTAATGCGCAGTTCGTTGATAGTCATAATGTTTACCTCCAAAAATTAATATTTCATGAGATTCAGGCGATCCATAAGTGCATCCACGGACCGCCCCATGGGTTTCGTGGGACCAGATTTAGGCAGAGGCTTGGGAACCTTTGCACGAATCTTATTGAGAATGGCATTTTCTACGGACTTGCCGGAAAATGCGTAGGCTGTGGTATCGGTGCTACGCTTGGCATCCTCCAGAATGCCGTCGGCAAAGCCCATCTCCACAGCCTTGTGGGCATTCATCCAAGTTACATTCTCCATGAGATGGGAGAGTTTGGCTCGGGAAAGCCCGGTTTTGATTTCATAGGCGTTGATGATGGATTCCTTCACCTCATCCAGCATTTCAATGGTGCGGCGCATATCCTCGTGATCACCAAACGCAAAGGTGGCCGGATTGTGGATCATCATCAGCGCGGTAGGTGCCATAAGCACCCTTGTTCCTGCCATAGCAATTACCGACGCTGCAGACGCGGCAATGCCGTCAACCTTCACAGTGATATCGCCGGGGTAATCCATGAGCATGGAATAAATCTGGCTGGCAGCAATGCAGTCCCCACCAGGGCTGTTGAGCCAGATGGTTACGGGGCCAGTGGCGCTAAATAATTCCTCCTTGAACATGGCAGGTGTTACATCATCGTCATACCAGCTGTCTTCTGCGATGGTACCGTTCAGTTCCAGAACGCGCTCAGACTCGCCGTCTGCTGTTTGGTTTTTCCACTGCCAGAACTTCTTGTTCTTCACTGGTTTCGTTCTCCTTTCCTTCCGATGTGATATTTGCAAAAGCACCCGCATGTTGTAGCGGAAGCATATTGCCATTAATGAGGTACAGATCGCCGCCTTCCTCTGCAGGAATTCGATCCAGATTCTCCAGTTCCCGGATATCGTTGGCGGACATCCAACCATTTTGGCGACCGATGGCATAGCCGTTCATCCGGCTCTGATAGTCGCCCCGCAGCAGTCCCTCCAGATTGAACTTCACAAAATACCGGTTCTTTTCGTCAAAAGACAAAAGAGAGCGTTGGATACTCTGCTCCCACCGAACCACCCAGGGGTCCAGGGTGTATTTCACGAACTCCAGAGACTGCTGCTCAATATTGGAAAAGCTCGACTTTTCCAGATCACCGACCATGTGGGGCGGCACTCGGAAAATTCGAGCAATTTCGTTGATTTGGAATTTTCGGGTTTCCAGGAACTGCGCCTGTTCCGGAGAAATGGAAATAGGTGTGTATTTCATGCCTTCTTCCAGAACAGCTACCTTGTTGGAATTGCCGCTACCGCCGAAAGCGGACTGCCAGCTTTCCCGGACTCTCTGAGGGTCCTTAATGGTACCGGGATGCTCCAGGATGCCGCCGGGAGTGGCACCGTTGGCGAAGAACTTAGCACCGTATTCCTCACAGGCGATGGCCATACCGATGGCATTCTTCGCCATGGCGATGGGACTGTATCCCACCAGGCCGTCAAAACCAAGACCGGGGATATGAAGCACATCGCTGGGCTGCAGCGTTACCGCGTATTCCTTGCTCTTGATGGCCTCGTCCGGGCCACGGTAGTAGGTGTAGTAGAGATGGCCCTGATCATCCCGATCCACACTCATTCGGTTGGGCATAAGCGGATACAAAGCAATGACCTCATTCTTACCGTTGCGGATCACCTGGGCATAGGCATTGCCCCAGAGGAGCAGATGGGTCATGAGGGTCTCCCGGAATACGAAGGAACTCATTTCCGGGTTGGGTTCGTCATGGAGCAGCCGGTACAGCGGATGGTCGATGGCTTTTTCCTTGCCGCCGTCTCCGTTATACCGATACAGATGCAGCGGTAACCCGGCTACAGCTTCTGCCAGGATGCGGACACAGGAGTAAACTGCCGTCATCTGCATGGCCGATCGTTCTGTGACGGTTTTGCCTGCGGTAGTGCCGCCCATAAAAAAGGTGTAGGCACTACCGGTAGTGCGATTTTGGGGCTTGTCTCTGGATTTGAAGAGACCGGTAAAAAGGCTCATTAGAATCCCCCCTAATTTTTAGATAAAGAAAATGCCCCGGTCATCGTAGACCGAAGCACCGATATCATTTCCACAGCGGATCGCCCGGTCAAGGGCCATGATGGTAGCAACGGCACCGTCGATCTTCTCTGTGGATTTTTCTTTGTCCGGCTTGATGTTACCGGCAGGGTCGGTGCGGATGAAGATGTTGTCCATCATCCACCGCAGTACCGGGTGTCCACCGTGGGCGATCCGCTCCTCCAGCACCAGTTTCATCAATTCCTTGGTGGGCGGAGACATATCCTTGAAGCCCTGCCCGAAGGGCACCACCGTAAAGCCCATGCCTTCCAGGTTCTGCACCATCTGCACAGCACCCCAACGGTCAAAGGCGATTTCACGGATATTGAACCGTTCACCGAGCCTTTCGATGAACCGCTCAATGTAGCCATAGTGGACTACATTGCCCTCGGTGGTTTGCAGGAATCCCTGCCGCTCCCACACATCATAGGGCACATGATCCCGGCGGACACGCAGATCCAGGTTGTCCTCCGGAATCCAGAAGTACGGCAGAATGACGTATTTGTCATCTTCATCACCGGGCGGGAATACCAACACAAATGCCGTGATGTCCGTTGTGCTGGAAAGGTCAAGGCCACCGTAACAGACCCGGCCTTCCAGATCCTCCTCGGAAACGGCCAGAGAGCATTTGTCCCACAGATGCATCGGCATCCAGCGGATCGCCTGTTTGACCCACTGGTTCAAACGAAGTTGCCGGAAGGCGTTCTCCTCACCGGGATTCTGCTTGGCAGACTCACAGGCATCTCTGACCTTATCGATGCCCACTGTGATGCCCAGAGAGGGATTGGCCTTCTTCCAGATTTTAGGATCTGTCCAATCGTCCGCTTCATCCGCGCCGTAGATCACCGGGTAAAAGGTGTGGTCAATTTTTCTGCCTTCGATGATGTCTTTTGCTTTCTGATGGATCTCGTAGCAGATGGATTTGGTATCGTTGCCCGCCGTAGTGATCAGGAAGTAAAGGGGCTGCATACGGGCATCACCGGAGCCTTTGGTCATAACATCAAACAGTTTCCGGTTCGGCTGGGTATGTAGCTCATCAAAAACAACACCATGGGTGTTGAAACCATGCTTGTTGCCGACGTCAGCGGAAAGCACCTGGTAGATACTGCCCGTTGGCTGATAAATCAGCCGTTTCTGGGAATCTAGGATTTTTACTCGTTTGGAGAGTGCCGGACACATACGAACCATATCCGCAGCCACATTGAATACGATGGATGCCTGCTGGCGATCTGCTGCACAGCCATATACCTCCGCGCGTTCTTCGCCGTCGCCGCAGGTCAAAAGCAGTGCCACCGCAGCCGCCAGTTCCGATTTGCCCTGTTTCTTAGGGATTTCGATATAGGCCGTATTGAACTGCCGGTAACCGTTGGATTTCAGAGTTCCAAAAATATCCCGGATGATCTGCTCTTGCCAGTCAATCAGTTCAAAAGGCTTTCTTGCCCAGGTTCCTTTTGTATGGCACAGACTTTCGATAAAGGCTACCGCATAATCGGCAGCGTTCTTATCGTAGTAGGAGCCCTTCGCTAGGAATCTGGTAGGCTTGTACTTTTTCAGTTTCCGGATATGCGGTCACCTCCTAAAAATGGGCATAAGAAAAGACCCACGAATGGGTCTGAAAAACATATAAATTTATAAATTATTATTGGTAATAACGAGGAAAAGAGCCTCACGGCCCTTTCCCCGGCAAGGGGCATCAGTTTTCGCTGTAGAGCAGGATTGCCAGTGCCTTGGCGGTATCTTCATCCATCGGCTCTCTATCCCATTCCCGGTCATAGTTGCATACCGTTTCACCGTTACGGGTGATGGTTAGTTTGCTGATTCGACCACCGTCGATTCCGTACCGGGAGGGTTCGTCATAAACCTTCATAAGGTAGCGGTAGCCGCAACCGTTGATAATGATCAGGCCTTCTTTCTTCATGTTGCTACCCCCTTATGCTTTCAGCACATCGACCAGCCAACTGGCTTCCTTGTGTGCGATGCCGGTTGCCTTCTCAACAATCTCATGGTCTTCTTCGATGTAGTGCAGGCCCTTACCAACCTTAACAAACCGAGCGTCCTCGTAACCGGGAACATTGGTTCGGTAAACATATGCGTTACGACTTTCGCCGTCGTAGGACTTGCCATCCCAACCGTTAAAAGTGAAGGTGATCCGCTCCTTGGTCTTGGTGAAGTTGCTTTCAAAGGTGTGGCGGCTAATTGCAATGCGGTCGATCAGCTTGAATTCATCTCTCAGGCTCCAGATGTTTTTCATGGTGTTTTCCTCCGTAAAAATGTGTATTTCCCTTTGGGTGCTGTGATATTACCTCTGAATACACATAATAGCAAGTTATATCAGAGG